TGCCCATGCGCAGCAGAATGTCCGTCATGTCGTAATTCAGCACGTTGAGCACGTACTTCCGGTCGGCCTCCAGTACCTTGTCCTCTACTTTCTTATGAACCGTACCCAAAGCCTGCGTGCCTTTTTCGGACGATTCGGTGGTCAGCGTATTGCCCAGTATCAGTTTGGAAATTTCGTTGTTGCACCGCTCGCAGAGGCGTTCATAGACATCGGCAGACCCTGTTTTGTTTCCGGCTTCCGTGAGTTTGAGTTCCGTGTCCTTGGCATGGAAGAACTGCGCCAGACTTCCGGCATTGGCCGCATCCTCCATGGCCCGCTGGCGTGACTCGTCGTCGTCGGAATCATAGATATATTCCTGGATAGGCATGCCGAATACCTCGGAGAACTGTGCCCAGTCGCCCGTAGTGTTACGTTTGTAGATGACCCAAGGTGCAGCCTTGGCCAACAGCCCCAAATCGGACGGTGAACCCACAAACAGCAGGTCGGTATATTCATTCCAGGAATGGCCGGTAATGTCCGTCTGGTGGCGCAGGATGAGTTCCCTGACCGGATCCACATGCTTGCGTGGTACCAGGTCATAATCCACCCACTCCTGCAGCTTGTAGAACTGGCAGAGCGAGAAGCCCCAGAATTTCGCATCAAGGATGTCACCCACCAGCCGGTTGAACCAGGGCGACTGTATCTGTTCGTTGATTTTATCGTCGGGCTTCCCGTCCACCCGGAATTCCATGTTGGAGCACAGCACGGCATTCTTTCGCTTTTCGAGCACACAGGAAAGGTGGGTATCCATCAGAATGTCCTCGTAGAGGTCATAAAGTTTGTAACGTCGCGAGAAATCGACATTCTCGGCCACCCTTACGGCTGCCATGTAGTCGGAAATGTCCAGCCCGAAGCGTTTGGGCTGTGTGAGCACAATCACATTCGGTCTCTTTTGTCCCGGCAACGTGAAGTTTCCCCCTACGGTGATGATGCCGGCTTTGTTGTTTTTTCTGTTTTTCTTTTTCATGATGCTTGCTTTTTACCAGTGGTTCGTTCGTTTGCGGTTGCTTTGAATGCGGAAATCCGACCTGCCCGCCCTTTGTTCCTCGGGCAGCAGCGGAGCCCCTTCGATTGAAATGTCCTCGTCGGCCACCGCCTTCATCCATTCCACCGCCCGTTCGTAACGATCCTTGCGTACCTGGGAAAGTTTCTGCGGGTTGTGGATGCAGAAGATGTGATAGACCGCCATGTCGATGACCATCATCAGCACGAGCTGGTTACGGTTCTCGCCGGTGGCTGCAAAAATCTTGTTGCAGTCGTAGCGTTTGCCCAGATAACACCGCATTTCGGCAATGGCCCTGTCCTCGCAAACCTCAATGACCGTTTCGTCTTCGCGAACCAGTGCGTCGAGGATGTCTCGGTGGATGCTCGCATCGTAATCGGTAAGTTCAACAAATTTGCTCATAGTCCTATTGTTTTAGAGTTGTCATAATCTTTTCTTATTCCGTTTTCTTACATCCTTCCGTGATCGGAATACGGGCGGTTCAATGCGCCTGATCAGTTCGTCAATGATACGGTTCGCCCCTTCGACCGCATCCGGTCCGTCGGCCGGATAGCGCATGGTCAGGGTGAACAACTTGAATTGATCCTCCAGTTCCTTCATGTGCGGATTGTCCCGTTCAGCCTCGTTGAGGATGAGGTTCCCCTCGCGGTTGAGCGGTTCAAGGTTGGCCTCGATGCGCGTAGCCTTGTCCGTCTTCTTCTCCTCGTCGCCCCGGATGAACAGCGCAATCTTCTGTTCGCGGCGTACTTTTGCCACCAGCGGTTTGAACACCTGTTGGAAGAAAGGGTCCTGCAGCTTGTTGTTCTCCATGTAGCAATAGACATTGGTCTTGCCCCCGACAAATTCAAGCATCCGGACATACCAGTCAATGAACTCCGCATTGAGCGCCTGTGCCAGGAAAGTCTTGATGACGTAAAGCCTGCCACCCAATTTGCCACAGAGCGAAACCGTCTTGAAGGATTTGCCTTTCTTACCCTTGCTTTCGCCCGGTGCCGGGTCGCCATACACCACGAGGAACTTGAATTTGGAGAGTGCCGGAACCTTGCCGTATGCAATGTTTTCGAATACCTCTCCCACGGAAATCGGGTTGTTGAAATATTCTCCCTGTGCCGCCTTTTTGGATATTTTGGACAGTGTGCGGTCGATGTCCTCTTCCGAGTTCTTTTCCGGCCATGTGGAAAAACCGTTTTTGTCGCGGATGTTCACGATGTCCCAGGAGTCGGCCATTTCGCCCGCCCTCACCACGCAGCAGTCCTTGGCGATGATGTTTCCGCAGAAGATGACCAGTGTAGGTTCGGAAATGGACCTTGTGGGATACAGCGCATTTTCCCACCAGTCCCAGCGCTTCTGGATGATGTCCGGGTTCTTGGTATCCTCGTCCGTATCAAAGTCATCGACCAGCAGTACGTCGGGACGTATGGCCTCGTTTCGCGAACCACGCGGAGATTGTCCGGCACCCAGTGCGCGGAAAGAGACCTTCCCTTTGGTGGTGAATTCATCCTCGGTCCATGAGCCCGGCAGTTCCTGTTTGCCGTAGTATGCCATGATGCGTCCGTTGGCTTCGAGATTGGCCCGGTAGGGATCGAGCAGGCGCACCGCATTGTCCTTGCTGTTGGAGGTCAGAATCACATTCTTTTTGCGTCCGGTAAGCGTGAGATTCATGACGATGAACATGGTGACGGTGGATTTGGCCAGCTCACGGCTCCAAGAAAGCACCTCAAACCATTCATCGTGTGCAATGATCCGCCGGATAGCCTTTTTCTGGAAGTCGGCAAATTCATATTTGACATAATTCGGAAAAAAGAACTTGATCCATTCTATGGGATGTTTCTCAAGATATTCCCGGTGTTTTTCCCGTTCGGCTGCCGTCATGTTCCTATCGACCGGTGTAGCCCTTGCGATGTCTTCTTTGTACTTCTCCCAATCGAGGAGAGCGAGTCTGTCAGTCTGTTTCATTGTCTATCCCTTTATAATTTGTCTTTAATGTACGCATCGGCCAGGCGTGTAATTTCCTTTGCCTTTTCGAGGTCGGCCGCCCGTACCCAGTCGATGAGCCCGGTGAGGACACTGATGATGTCGGCAATGCCCACTTCCTGCTCCATGTTGCGTATGGCCGCCGACAGTTTCCCGAGGATGTCAGCCTCCTTGGATGAGGGGAACCGTTCCCCTTCGGGCCGTTCGGCGATGGCCTTGTTTATTTCGGCCACCTGCCGGTAGAGGTTAGCCACCTGTTCCTGCCTTGTGAGCGTAAGCCCCACCTTCTGTTCCTCCCACTTCCCGGCCCGTACCCAGTTGGACACGGACACCCGTGACACGCCCACCCGGTCGGCGATTTCCTGCTGTGTGAGGTTTTCCTTGAGGTACAAAGTTTTTGCCCATTCCTTTTTCTGGGCATTCGTCAAATCTGCCATAAATCGTCCTTTTTAGTTGTAAATCACGTTACAAAATTGCATGAAAAAGCGGGGTTTGTAAAAGCGCGTACGCATGATGACGGGTTACAGCGTTATGATAACGCCAGAAAACGTTATGATGCGGACGCGGTTTCTTGGTGCCATGGGAATGTTCTATTTTCGCACCATCGAAAGGCGGGGAAACCGCTGGTAAAGACATGACGATGAGCAGATTTTTCAATATTACAACGAGTGACGACGGCACCAGTACGATATTCCTGTACGGGGACATCGGAGACTATACGGAGGTGCAAAGCGGGCGCATAGCCCAGGAACTGATGGAAGCCGAACGCGTGAGCCGACGCATCCATGTGCGTATCAACAGCAACGGCGGGGAAGTGTACAGCGGCATTGCGATATTCAACGCCCTGCGCCATAGCCAGGCCGACATCCGCATTTATGTGGATGGCATAGCCGCCAGCATGGCCAGTGTGATAGCCCTTTGCGGCAAGCCCGTAGAAATGAGCAAATATGCCCGTCTGATGCTGCACAGTGTGAGCGGCGGGTGTTACGGCAACAAGCAGGACCTGCAGCGTTGCATGGAAGAGATAGAAAGCCTGGAAGGCAGCTTGAGTGAAATCTATGCCGAGCGGCTGGGCATGAGCAAGGAAGAAGTGAAACAGACCTATTTTGACGGCGAGGACCATTGGCTGACCGCCAAGGAAGCCCTGGACCTTGGTTTCATAGACGACATCTATGATGCAGACCCCGTGCCGGCAGACAGTACACCGGCGCAGATATATACTTTATTCAATAACCGGCTCGTTGAGCCACAAAAAAACAGAGAAGACATGAATCTGGAAGACGTAAAGAAACGCCCGCGCTTCAAGGACTGCGCGAGTGATGCGGATGTGTTCCGCCTGATGGACCAACTGGAGGAAGAGGCAGGCAAGGTACCTATCCTTACGAAAGAGAACACCGACCTGAAGGCCAAGGTGAAGACCTACGAAGACAAGGCTGAAGCCGAAGACCTTGCCGCCCGCAAGCAGCTGCTTGACGCAGCCGAGCAGGACGGTCGCATTGATGCGACTACCCGCCCCATCTACGAAAACCTTTTGGCCAATGACCGCGAGAACGGCGAAAAGGCCCTGGCCCAACTGCCGGTAAAGCGCCGTGTGATGGAAGACCTGCATCTGGAACCGAATGGTGAAGAAAGCCCCTGGAACAGGCGTATGCGAGAAATTAAGGACAAACGTAAAAAGTGATTGAACTATGGCAATAATTGTAAGAAACACGAATTACAGCGGCGAGGTACTGGAACAGTTGCTGACGCTTGCCGCTACGAGCAATGAGATTGTGGAAAAGGGGCTGATCATGGTGATTCCCGGTGTGGAGAAGAAAATCAGCCTGCCGCGCCTGAAGACCGGCAAGATGCTCCAGAAGCGCAAGGAGAACCCCGGCGTGGAGGATTCGAAGGGCAACTTCAACTACGACGAAAAGAGTCTTGACCCGGTGGACTTCATGGCCTTTACGGTGTTTAACCCCCGCACGTTCGAGAACATCTGGCGCAAATGGCAGCCGAAGGGCAACCTGGTATTCTCGGAACTTCCGCCCGAAGCGCAGAACGCCCTGCTTGCCGAGTTGGCCAAGCGGGTACAGTTTGAACTGGGTGACCACTATGTGAACGGTGAATATGGGGATGATGACGACCACTTGTTTAACGGCATCCTGACCCAGATGGCCAAGGATACTGAGGTGATTGTGGTGGACAGCGCAGAATCGACCATGCTGGGCAGACTGAAAGCCATGCGTGCGAAGATTCCCGTGGCCATCCGCAACAACCCGGACCTCCGCATTCTGATGAGCGTGAACGACTTTGACAAGTATGATGACGAGCTGACCCAGCGCGAGTCCAAGAACACGAGCGAAACCGATGTGAATGCCCGTCGCTACAAGGGCATTACCATTGAGACGCTTGCGGCCTGGCCCGATGATCTGATTGTGTGCACCCTCTGTTCGCCCGATGCCGGCGGCAACCTGTTTGCGGCTGTGAACCTGCAGGACGATGAAGACGTGATTCAGATTGACAAGATCTCGAACGCGAGCGAACTGTACTTCTTCAAGATGCTGATGAAGGCTGACACGAACATTGCCTTCGGTGAAGAAGTGGTGGTGCTGGACAAGCGAAGCAACCCCGTGTTCAAGGCGAGCGAGAAGAAGATTTCAGTTGACCCTGCCAGTGTGACCCTTGAGGCAACCGGTGGCAGTGAAGAAGTGACCGTGACCGCCAGCGGAGAATATGAGATAGGCAGTGCCCCTGCCGGCTTCAAGGTGGAAGCGACGGATAAAGGCGTGAAGATTTCGGCCGGTGCAAACAGTGGCAGTCAGAAAACCGGTACACTGACCCTTACGCTCAATGCCGACCGCAGCAAGACGGCCAAGATTACCATTACCCAAAACCAGAAAGGATAAGATGGTATGGCAAAATTGAAGTATCTGGTAATTCACTGTACGGCAACCCCGGAGGGGCGTGAGGTATCATCGGCGGACATCCGGAAGTGGCACACTTCGCCCGTAAGCCAGGGTGGCAGAGGTTGGAAACAGGTGGGCTACACCGACCTGTTCCACCTGCAGGGCGGTGTGGAACGCTTGGTGAACAACAACGAGGATGCGCAGGTGGATCCCTGGGAAGTGACCAACGGAGCCAAGGGGTACAACAGCGTGAGCCGCCACATTGTGTATGCCGGCGGTGTGGCCAAGGACGGCAAGACCCCGAAGGACACCCGCACCGGCTGCCAGAAAAAGGCACTGGAGAAGTATGTGAAGGACTTCCATCGCAGATTCCCGGATGTGCGCATTGTGGGACACAACGAGCTGGCGGCCAAAGCCTGCCCCAGTTTCGATGTACAGAAATGGCTGAAAGAAATAGGTATTAACCAATAATAAAAGAAGCAATCAATGAAACGAATTATGCTGTTTATGATGCTGATGCTGGGAACAGTATCGGCTGTGATGGCCCAAGGGGCCGATGTTCCGGCAACGGACTATGACGCAATGATTGGCACCTTTGCCGGTTTCGTCGGCGGTGTGGTGGTGCTTACTGAAGGGTTGAAAGGTTTGTTCCCCAACATGAAAGGCTGGGTGACGCAGCTGGTGAGCTGGTGTGTGGGCTTGGTGTGCGCGATGCTACTGTGGTGGCTTGATGCCGGATTTGTGAGTGATGTGAGCTGGGACATTGCCTTGCTCTATGGTTTTGGTGCCTCACTTGTAGCCAATGGGGTAGCCGACACGGGACTGGTGCAATGGGTTATCGGACTATTCCGAAAGAAACGCGAGGAAGCAGAATAAAAGGTTGACTGACTAAAAAACGGGTGGTATGGACTTTAGCGAGATCATGAACATTATTCTTAGCGGCGGCCTTGTGGGCACTGCAGCAGCCATCGGTTCCCTGCGTGCTACGGTGAGGAAAGCGAAAGCGGAAGCGATGAAAGCCGAAGCCGACGCAGAGGGTGTGCGTGTGGATAACGCAGAACATGCCACCCGCGTTTTGGTGAGCAATATTGTGGTACCCTTAAAAGAAGAACTGAATGCAACAAGAAAAGACCTGCAGGCCAACAAGCGCGAAATGGCGCGACTGCGCAAGGCCATTGACACTGCCAACAGTTGCCGCCATCATGATGACTGTCCTGTGCTTGGCGGGCTGCGCAAGCAGCAGGAAGAGCACGACGGTGGAGAAGATACAGACGGAATCGGCAAGCACCGACAGCGCGAGCGGAAGCCGACGGGCGGGACTGGTGATGGCGGGTATACCGGCGAGTTCGGTGAAGCTGTCTATACCTGCGGACAGCCTCCGTAAACTTCCTGAAGGTGCCGTGTACCGTGGCAAGAGCGGACAGGCGAATCTGACCGTAGGCAGCGACGACAGCGGGAACATCGTGGCCGAAGCCTCGTGTGACAGTCTGCAGCAGCTGGTGCTATGGTATGAAGAAGAGCTGGCGCGCATCCGTAGCGAAACCAAGAGCGAAATTTCAAATGACGTTCAAACAGTAGAAAAACGCCCTCCGAACCGGATGCGGACGTTTATCACAGGTGTATTGGCCGGCTTATTGGCCGGTGTGTTATTAACCATCAAACTTTATAAACGATGAACAAGAATTTCATGTACGGCATAGGAGCCGTAAAGTATAAGGATTTCACAATCGGGTATATTGAAAAGAACTCGTTTGACCTGGGCGGCAAGAAACCCGAGGCCGCGAAGATCGAGGCCGAACAGGTGCAGGGTGCCCCGGTGCTGGTCATCCCACAGAGTAACGGCGGCATCGCCCCGACGTTCAATGTGATCCAGATGAACTATTCGAACCTGCACAAACTGCTTGGCGGCAGCCTGCATTATAAGAAAGAAGACTCGGAAAAGAAAACTCCGATCGGCTGGACAGCCCCGTCGGAGGTGCTTGTCATGCAGGGACCATGGGAACTCTCCCTCGTGTCCGGACAGAGCGTACTGATTCCCAACGCCACGCTGCTTTCCAATCCTGCAGGCAAGCTGACCCTTACAGAAACCTCCAAGATAGAGGTTACGCTCGAAGTGGCGATGCCGGAGGACGGTTCGCAGCCTTACGGCGTGTTCGATACGGAAGCAATACCGGACGAGTGGGGGCAGTACAAGCTGCCGCCGGCGGAAGCCGCGGCTGCAGCATCGCTCCAAAGTGAGGAGGGCTAACGTATGGCTGACCGTTTGGAACAACTGATAGAGATGGAGTGTGCGGACGCGCTGCTTGACAGCGGCGTGTCCGTACCTCTTAAAAGGTGGAAGCTTCCGTGGCTGAAACGCCCGGTGGAGGTGCGTGTGACGATGAAGCGTCCGAGGCTGCGGGGTCAGATTCTGCTGGCGCGGGAATACCTGAAGACGGGTGTCAAACCCGATTGGCAACCGAAGGACAAGACCGAGGAACTGGCCTTTGTGGCGGAGCATGGTAAGGCTGTGAGCCGCCTGCTGGCCTATACGGTATGCCGGGGATACGTGTCGCGGCACGTGGGCATCGGGGTGACAGCGTGGGTACTGCGGAACTTTGTGGAGTGGCGTTATCTGACGGCCATGTTCCGAACATTCGAGCGTCTGATGGGCACGAAGGATTTTATGCGTATTATCAGCTCGACAGCGCGGGCGAACCCGATGACTCCGAGACTGAGCCAGGCAAGGAAGGGGAGTTAAGAACCCGGTATGAAGGTTCCCATAGCCCTTTCGGCTTCGTGTGGCAGATTGCATCGGCGACCGGCTGGAGCGTGGATTACATCCTTGATGGGGTGAATTACCAGACGCTGATCATGATGCTGAGCGACGCGCCGCGGTATGTGCGGAAAAAGCAAGGCGGCGGAAACGGTGCTCCCAGACCGGAACACAGCGCCGAGGATGAAGCGAACGATATAGTAGGATTTTTTCAAAGCAAACTGGAATGAGCAAACCTGTAGAAGTTGAATTTTTGATGAAGGACAAACTCACGCCCGGCATGAACAAGGCCGAACGTGAGGCGCTGGAACTGCGTAATACCGTCAGGCTGCTGGAGGCTGAACTGGAAAGGCTGCGCCTTGCCGGGGAGACGGCTGCCCCCAATCTGGACCAGAGTGCCAATATCGCGCAGATCCATGCACTGGAGAAGCAGCTTGAGGAATTGCGCGGCAAACTGAAACTGCTGCAGGAGGAATCGGAATCCGTGCAGGTCACCCCTGCAGACATGCCCAATGCACAGCGCCAGTTCAACGGGCTTCACAACAGCATCCAGCAGATGGCCCGTGAAATGCCTTCTTTGGCCATGGGACCGCAGATGTTCTTTCTGGCCATATCCAACAACCTGCCGATTTTTACGGACGAACTGGCCCGTGCCCGTAAGGAATATGATGAGCTGCAGAAGTCAGGCAAGAAAGGCACACCGGTATGGAAACAGGTCCTGTCCTCGCTCTTTTCCTGGCAGACGGCCATGACCACCGGCATCATGCTGCTGGTAATGTACGGTGATGAAATCTGGGATTGGACGAAAAACCTGTTCAGTGCCAAAAAAGGCGTGGATGAATTCAACGTATCAGTCAAGGAAATGACCGAGATAGAGAAGGACGGCCGTGCCCAGATGGTGCGTACCCGCTTCGAACTGAAATCGGTCATCGATGAAATAAAGAACTTCACCGGCAGCAAGGAACAGGAAAAGGCGAAGGTAGAGGAACTGAACCGCAAGTACGGGGAATCTTTCGGGTATTATAAAACACTTTCCGAATGGTATGATACCCTTATCCAAAAGAGCGAGGACTATGTACAGGTCCTGCTGCACCAGGCCAATGTCCAGAACCTTGTAAAAAAAGCTGCAGAAGCCGATGAAGAGGTGAATAAAATCAAGGCGCAGAAACCGGAAGAGGCGGAAAGCGCCATGGGTTTTTTCGGGAAATGGGGACAATATATCATGCAGTCAAGCATGGCAGAATCCGGGCAGTTCTATGATGCACAGGCTGCCATCAAGAAACATGATCAGGAAGCTTATGACGTACTGTTGAAAAATGCCGAAAACAAACGCGACGGTTATCTGAAAAAAGCGGAGGAAGAGGTAAAGAAAGCGGCAGAAGCAGCCAAAAAAGGAAATATCGGCGGACATACCGACCCCGAACAGTCCGGGAAGAATCCGGAAGCGGAAGCCAAGCAACGGCTTGCCACAGAGCGCAGGCTGGCGCAGGATCTTGCCGCCCTGCAGGCCGAGAACCGGAAGGAAGAGATAGACCGTATGCAAGCCGGTACCGAAAAGAAACTGGCACAAATCGAATATGACTATAACGCCCGGAAAGAAGAAATAAACCGGCAGGAAGCCGACTGGAAGCGTGAGAACAAGGAAGCCGGTCTTTCCACCGGAGATAACGGACTTACCCGGGAGCAACAGGATGAACTTGAAAAAGCCCGTGCCTCAAACACCGAGTCAAGGAAAAAAGCGGAGGCGGACGTGTACAGGGAAGAGGCGGAAGCCATGCGTGACTATCTGAAGGAATACGGGACCTTCCAGCAGCAGAAACTGGCCATCGCTGAAGAATATGCCGAGAAAATCCGCAAGGCACAGTCCCAGGGAGAAAGGCTGACTTTGGAGAAGCAGCGTGATGCGGCTGTGCACAAAGTGGACATGGAAGCCCTTACCCAGAAGATAGACTGGGGAGCAGCGTTCGGGGATTTGACCGGTCTGCTTGCAGACCAGATGAAGAACCTGCTTGGCGAGCTTAAACAGTATGTCAAGACGGATGAGTTCAAAAAAACGGGAGCCGCAGACCAGCAGGTCGTTTACGATGCCATTGAACGTATTCAAAGCATGCTCCCCGGTGGCAACGGGACATTGGATTTTGCCCGGCTGCAAACGCAGATGCACGCTTTGGGGGATGCCGTAACACGCGTGCAAAATGCGGAACTGCAGCAGGAAGCGGCATTCATCCGGTTAAAAGCAGCGCAGACCGATTACAACAAGGCTCTTGAAAGCGGTAACCAGGCAGAAATAGAACGTACTAAAATCGCTCTTCAAATGGCCCAATCGTCCAGCATTTCAGCTGACGAAGAATACCTGAACGCCACCTCTGAAATGAAGGCGCTTGCCGGGGAGGTGAAAAGTGCCTCCCGGGACACGGTTGACGGGTTGAACATGGTATCCGACGGGTTGCACGGCTTTGCGAGCGGAACCTTGCAGGGATCATTTGAAGGAATCCAGAACATGCTTACCGGTCTTTCAAAACTGAATATCGGAGGCAAGGTCGGCGATGCCATCAGCCGGATGTCCGAAACCCTGTCAAGTGCCGGAGTCATCGGACAAATCATATCGGCCATTCTCTCCATACTGGATTTGCTGAAAGACGGTATTGGCCCGATTATCTCATCATTGATAGACACCATTTTCAATGCGATAACCGGAATACTCGACAATATCCTCAGCGGAGACCTGTTCAAACAGATAGGCGGTTCCCTTGTGAATGGTATCGGAGGACTGCTGAACACGGTGTCTTTCGGAGGTTTCAACAAACTGTTCGGCATCGGCGGGAACGCCAGGGAAGTGCAGGCGGCTATAGACCGTCTTACGGACCGGAACGAGAAACTGCAGACTTCCATCGAAGACCTGACCGATACCATTAAGGCAAGCAAGGGGACAAAATCGGTGGAAGCTTACCGGGATGCTTACAAATACCAAAAAGAAACGAATGCAAACTATCTGCAGATAGCAAAGGAACAGGCACGCTACAGCGGAAGTCACCACAGCTGGAACTACTACTGGGGCGGTTTCAACCAGGTACAGATAGACAAACTGAGCGGACAGATCGGCCGCCAGTGGGACGGGAACCTGTGGAGCCTGAGCCCGGAGGAAATGAAGGCACTGCGCAGCAACGTGGATATGTGGACGCAAATCCAGAATACCGGTAAGGGAGGCTATGGCGGGCGACTGACCGAGAAACTGGATGACTACATAGACCAGGCCGGCAAGCTGGAGGAACTGACCGACCAGCTGTATGAAGGGCTGACGGGCATTTCGTTCGACGGTATGTACAGCAGCTTCATCGACAACCTGATGAACATGAAGTACGGTGCCAAGGATGCGGCGGAGGATATATCCGAGTACTTCATGCGGGCGATGCTGAGCAACAAGATCGGTGAGATGTACAGCGACAAACTGAAAGGCTGGTGGGAGAAGTTCGGCAAGGCCATGGAGGACAACGAACTGACCGAGGCGGAACGGAACGCGCTGATGGAAGAGTACATGCAGTATATGGATGAAGCCCTTGCCCTGCGTGACAACCTGGCGGCAGCCACCGGTTATGACAAGACGCAGCAGGGCGGTACGAGCCAAAGTGCGAAAGCGGGCGGCTTTACGGCCATGACGCAGGACCAGGGCACGAAGCTGGAGGGCATGTTCACCGGCGGGCTGCAGCACTGGAGCAGCATGGACGACCGGCTGGAAAGCGTGGTGGAGAAGATGGACACGGCTGAAGGGCATCTGGCCCGGATAGCCGAGAACACCGGTGTGAGCGCCGGACACCTGGGCGAACTGAAGGAAGTGATAAAGAAAATGATACGTGACGGACTAAAAGTGAAGTGATATGGGCAATATACTGAGCGGACTGGTGCTGGTGAACGGCACGGACATCTGGACGGAATACGGCGTGTTCCTGGTGGAAGACCGACGCGGGGGCATGGAGAACCTGACGGCCATCCTGACCCCGAGCAAGGCCAAGAAGGATACGGCTGTGGACATACGGGAAGAGCACGGGGAAAAATACAGCCCCGTGCTGACCCCACGGAATGAAGCGCGTGACGTGACGCTGCATTTTGCGCTTTACAACAAGACCCAGGCAGGCTGGATGAAGCAGTACTTTGCCTTTGTGAATTTCCTGAAGCAAGGGAAGGACGGCTGGCTGGAGATCCGTTTCCCCCAGCTGGATCTGCAGCTGCGGGTGAAGTATGCCGACTGTACGAAGTTCACCCCGCTGACCTATCTGTGGACGGAAGGTGTGCATGCCGGAAAGTTCCGGGTAAAGTTCCGGGAACCGAAACCGATTATATAACCATTCAAACGCTATTAGAATATGCTTCTAACGATATATGATAAAGCCGGAACCAAGCGTGCGGATGTGGCCGTGAACGACAGCTCGACGCAAAGCAAGGAAGTGCAGGGAGACAATGTGCTTTCCCTGTCGTTCAACTATTATGCCTTCCTGCCCCTGGACGTGAACGACTACACGGACTATCTGGGCGAACGGTACTGGCTGACAGAACGCTACACGCCGAAGCAGGTGAGCGATGGTGAATGGGAGTATAACCTGAAGCTGTACGGTATCGAGAGCCTGATCAAGCGGTTCCTGGTGCTGGAGACGACGGACGGGGACACCAACCCCCTGTTTACCCTGACGGCCACGCCCCGCGAGCATGTGGCGATGGTGGTGAAGGCTATCAATAACGGCATGGGCCACATTACTGACTGGAAGACGGGTACGGTGGAAGGTACGGAGCTGATCACGATAGACTACGAGGGGATGTACTGCGACGAAGCGCTGAAAGCCATCGCGGAAAAGGCAGGCGGCAAGGTGGAATGGTGGGTTGAGGGGCAGACTGTGAACGTGTGCCGCTGCGAACACGGGGAAGAAATCACCCTTGGCTATGGCAAGGGGCTGACCTCCCTGGAAAGAGATACGAGCAACACGGCCAAATTCTATACGCGCCTGTTCCCGGTAGGCTCGACCCGCAACATCGATGCGGAGAAATACGGCAGCCCGCGTCTGATGCTTCCCGGCGGCAGGAAGTACATCGAGCAGGGCGTGGAGGAATATGGCATCTATGACCATTACGAGCAGGATGCTTTCAGCGGCATCTTCCCCCGTCGGGTCGGTACGGTGAGCTCGGTTCGCAGCGAGGAGGTGGCAGACGATGAAGGAAACAAATTCACCGTCTATTATTTCCGGGACGGGGAACTGGACTTTGACCCCAACCTGTACGAGCTGGCGGGTGAGACAAAACGTGTGTCGTTCCAGACAGGCGACCTGGCCGGACTCGGGGAGAGTGACGACCACTATTTTGAGGTGAACTACGACAGCGCGGCACGTGAATTCGAACTGATCACCATCTGGCCCTACGATGACGACACCCAGCTGCCGGGCGGCAAGCTGGTGCCCCGAGCAGGCGACACCTATATCCTGTGGAATATCCGGATGCCGGATGAGTATTACCGGCTGGCCGAAGAGGAGTTTGCGGTTGCGGTGGACGAGTACAACCGGGACCACTGGCTGGACATTGCCGCCTACAAAGCCCCGACAGACCCGGTATACATCGAGGAGCACGGCATAGACCTGTTTGTGGGCAGACGGGTGAAGCTGGAGAGCCGGAAGTATTTCCCGGAAAAAGGCTACCGTCAGAGCCGTATCACCAAGATCAGCCGCAAGGTGAACGAACCCGGGCAGATGGACATCGAGATAAGCGATGCGCTGCAGGTGGGCAAGTTCGACAAGGTGACGGACAGCATCGGTGCGCTGAAAAGCTATACGAAATCAAAGACGGAAGGCGCTGCCCTTCCGGACATCATACGAAGCTGGGACAAGACGCTGCCCACGGACAACAACCTGTTTTCCGCCCGGCGCAGCCAGAAAGAGTTCCTGAGCAAGAACCAGCCGGACACAGCCAAAGAGTCCATCCGCTTCCTGAAGGGTGTGAGCTTTGGCGAGGCTGCTGGCGGCAAGCCCTGCGGCATCGTGGATGGTGAGGGCAATGCCGAATACTTGACTGCCGTGATCCGCGAACTGCTGCGCAGCACGGAGTTTGTGGACGGGCTGACCGGTGAGGGCTGGCAGCTGTGGATTGACCAGCTGACCGGACTGACAAACCTGACGGTGGACAAAGTGACTGCCCGGCAAAGCCTGGTGGCGCTGGAACTGCTGATCGAGAAGGTGCGCAGCGTGTGCGGCCAGCTGGTGGTGTCCGCTGCCAACGGCAAGATCAAGGACGTGGTGAAGCAGGGCGACAACTACCGCATCGTGTTTGAGCAGGAATCGGGCTTTGTGGCCCATGACCTGATGCGCTGTGCGGTTACGGGTGGTAAGAAACTAAAAGCATACTGGGTGGAGGTGGCTTCGGTGATAGCCGGCGGTGTACTGGTCCCGGTAAGCGAGTTTGGCGGGGTGAAGCCGGAGGCAGGCGATGAGTGCGTGCTGATGGGCAACACCGAAACCCCGCTCCGGCAGAACCTTATATCCATTGCGGCCACGGAGGACGGACAGCCCCGTATCGACATTCTGGACGGTGTGAAGGCCAAGAACTTCAACGGCTGCCTTCGTTGCCGGCTGGGTAAGCTGGACGGCATCAGGAGCAGCGCTTTCCCGGCAGACAAACAGCCGAAAGGAAACGGCCTGTATGCCGACAACGTGTGGCTGAAGGGTACGTTCGTGTTGATGACGGGCGAGGACATCCTGACGCGGTTTGAGATAACCGAGGGGAAAATCCATTCAGCCGTGGAAAGCTTGCGCAAGGAAATACGCGAAGAACAGAGTTATCTGGACAACAGCAGTTTTGCCGACGGCATGGACAAATGGAAGACGGGCAGCAAGGCTACGCTGTTCACCCTGGGCGGACGCTGGATCTGGGCGAACGGCGGTCCTTACGGTACGAAGCCGGACGGCCATGCCGAGATACGGACCGACGGCAAGGTGCCTTATGCCTATATCCGGAACAGCTATATCATGCAGAAACTGGAGGACTTCCGGCTGGTACCGGAGTACCGGCAGACGAACAGCCAGGGCGAACGGGTGCCCGGCGTGGTGTATCTGTCGTTCAGCTACCGGGTTATCAAGGCCGGAAGGTTGAAAATAGAATTTGTGAACGCTGATAAGACCGGGTTTGAGAACTTCAACATGTTCGGCCATGAAGAGGACCTGCCCGTTGGCGGTGAGAAGATGTTCACGTTGGACGGACTTTGGAACGGCACTGGCGACTTCAAGCTGTCGTTTACGGGCGTGATTTACATTTCGCTGCTGGTGTTCAGCACCAACAAGGCGGACGCACTGGCCTATAAGTACCGTACACTGTTCGAACAGAGCGACCGGCTGGTAAAGATTTCAGCGGCGGTCTTCGACAAGGACGGTAATGCGCTGAAAGAGACCGGGCTTGTCATAAAGCCTGAAGGTTCCGGTCTGTATGCGCAGGACAATACAGGAAAGATTGCCCTTATCGGGGTGAGCGTGGAGGAAGAGGACGAGTACGGAAATACCGTGAGCAAAATCAAGCTGACAGCCGACCATATACAGCTGGAGGGACTGGTAACGGCCAACGGCAACTTCAAGATACTGGAAGACGGCAGCATTGAAACGACCAACGGTAAGTTTACCGGAGAGATAGACAGCAGCAAAGGGAAAATCGGCGGCTTTGAGATAGGGAACGGCCGTATCGGTTCTGTGGCCGACTCTCACGGGAGCGGTGGCGGTCTTGCCATTTATGATGATTTTTTCCGTGTCGGCGGCAGCAAAGGATATGTGATGTTCGGTGATGATGTGATACCGTCTTCTGCAGGAGGAGCTTTTACCGCTGTCGGTCGTATCGTGAACTCAGCCCCCAATATATACGGGAATTACGGCTTCGACCAAGCGAACTATGGATTGTTTATAGATGTTACCGGCGGTACGAAGAACTACGGTATCAGCAGCAATGCGGCATTACTTGCCCCGGCGTTTATCAATACGAAAGCCAAGCTGCTTACCTTCGGAAGTGGAAACTACACGGTGGATTTCTCACAACACAATATCATTTTGATGTATTACAATGAACCCAACTACAGTAAGGTAGAGGTTACGCTGCCGTCGGAAAGTTCTGTGGCATACAAGTTCGGCATGAGTTACTTGCCTACCGATTTTGCAGCCATTGTCACGTTCAGGGTCAGACCCGGTTCAAAGAATATCATACTAAAAGGTATCTATAACCACAATGAAGATTTGCAAAACTACGAGATGGCATCCGGGGACTCCGTAACGGTACTTATTACAAAAGCGGACGGATTCCGTTACCAGATATTGAATCATTCATCCTAAAAAACAGATATATATGAAAAAGTTAGATTTCAGGAATTTCAGCGTTCCCACCGGAATAACCCGTCAGACGAGGGAGGTTTTCGATGCACGTGAGCAGATAGCCGATTTGCTGTATACGCGTGTCAGTGGCATCAAGGCCCATCGGCTTGCGTTCAAGATTTTCGAGAGTACCGGCGAGACCGAGTTCAGCGATGAGGAAACCGGGATGATACACATGGCGGTGGAACGCTATTGTCTTCCCAATGTGATAGATGCCCTGAACGAAATCCTGGGCGGGTCAGAAACCGATAAAAACGAATGAGTATGGCAGAAATGACACAAGAAGAACTGGTTCAGGAAGTGCTGGACCGTGTACTCCAGAGTTCTACCGGCGTGGAGGACTTGGAGACCGTCACCTCGCTGAGCGGTGTGAAATCACTGCCCGGGGAGAAGGACGGCAAGATGGTGAACGTCCCCCTGGAACTGATAGGGAAGCCTGCGAGCGATGCCGCCGCCCGTGCCGAGGCTGCCGCCAAGAAAGCGGAAGGAGCCGTAGCCGGACTGGAGGAAAAGACCCAGGCCGCCACGGAAGCGGCCACCAAGGCCAACGAAGCGGCAGCCAAGGCAGAAAACGCCGCTGCCAAGGTGGAACAGACTACGGCAGCAGCCATCGGCGGGGCTACCGCACGCTTTTCCTCATGGATGGAAACAGGCAACGTTTTACCTGACAAGAGTACCAAACCGGGCGGCAGCGTAGTGTATGTAGCGGATGCCGGGAAGTTCGCCTACCACATGGACTCCACCCTGTACGGGGACTGGGATGTGGCGGGTGTGCCTCCTGCCGGCATATTCATGAATGCGGACCGGACAGCCATCCTGCCGGACAAGCTCTACCTGCTGGGTGATGCCGTATATACCGGAACAGGCGGCAGCCTGAGACTGCTGGCCTACCGGCATGAGGTGATGAGCGGGGAAGCTTACGAGGCGCTGCAGGACAAGGATGCGAATACGCTGTATCTGATTTATGAGGAGGATTGACGATGATAACCATAGGCGGTAAGGAAATAACGGCTGCGTATGTGGGGAAACGTGCCCTGTCGGCTGTCTATGCCGGGGCAAGACTGGTGTGGTCTGCGATAAGCAGCTGTTTCGGACTTGGATACTGGAAAGGCGACGAGCCGTGGAACGGATCGGACGCATGGAACGGTAGCAGTAAAACTGATAAATGAATGATTATTATAAAAGGACAGTATTATGGCAAAAAGGAAAATAAGCGGAATCATCAACGCGACCGAGCATCCGATGAATCTTGAAACACCATGGAATCAGAAACAGCCGGACGGCACCTATCATGCCTATGCAGGCGATGACATCGAAGCGTTCCTGAAGAAGGAACTGTCAAACCGTACCCCTACCGAGGAACTGGTGAGCGGCGAGACGAAACCTCCTACATCCGGAACGGTGTTCGATGCGATGGTGGGTACGGTGACGGACGTGGATGTGCAGGACAGCGAGGACGGCACCCAGTACGTGATGACCGTCAAGCAGAAGGACAACCAGGGCGGCGAGAGCTCGAAGGAAGTGCGCTTTTCCAAGTACACGGACGATGACAAGGTGGTGGTGAACATCGACCTGACGGACAGCGGCGGTGCGGGACTTCCCGCCTCGCAGTATCTGGCACTGGGCAGCGGCTTTGTGGTGAAATACTCCGTAGGTGTGGGCACTGCCGGTGGCGGTACGGTGGACGGCTACAGCGACCTGAAAGCCCGTGTAATCGTGAAACGCGGTTCGACCGTCATCAGTGAGTTCCGGGATGCGGAGTTTGTGGGCGTTACAGCCGGACAGAGCTATACCTTTGACGCTTCGCCCTATCTGAAGGATGCCACTGCCTATACCGTACAGGTGGAAGCGCAGGCAACTTACCAGGACGGCACGCTGATGAAGACGGCCACGGCCAAGGTGACCATGGTGGCCATGGAGCTGGAGACCACCTACTCGGCGGGCAACGGGCTGGCCGACGGGGGATATAAAAATGACGTGAACATCCCCTTTACTGCCAAGGGCACGAGCGGTGAGAAGAACATCTACTACCGCGTGAACGGCGGACAGGCCTTTACCCTCGGTCTTTCGGCCGGCAGCGGTGTGCAGCAGAAGAACGTGACCATCCCCCTGACACAGATGCAGGAGGGTACGAACGTGGTGGAAGCCTACGCGCAGCATGAGAACTCCGGTGTGGTGAGCCGGGTGCATTACATTACGCTGCTGAAGGCAGGCGGAGGTGTGACAGCGTATGCCGGCCTGATGTTCAGCCACCGGGCAGCGGGGTTCCAGCGTGACTGGAAACACCCGGTGCTGGAGGCAGAGCAGTTCACGGCATGGAACTTCACGTATGCCGGCTATGACCGCGATGCGTACACGGCCCGTGTGAAAGTGACCGACCGGGGCAGCGTGGTGAAGGAAGACCTGCTGCAACGCGGTGAGACCGGCAGCTACGGACGGACGAACGTGAACGTGGAACCGTTGGACTACCGTGTGTCATGCGGCGATGCCGTGCTTGAGGTGCAGGTGAACACCACATCGCACCCGGACATTGAAGCCACGCTGGCACCGGATGCCGTGTGTACGTTTGACGCCTTCGGGCGAAGCAACACGGAAAACAACCCGGCAAGCTGGGTGAGCGGTGACAAGCGTATGGAGTTCCGGGACGTGCTGTGGAGCGTGAACGAATATGGTGCCGGTAGCGGCTGGCACAAGGACCGCCTGCTGCTGGCCGGTGGTGCAGGTATGACCCTGACCGCTGACGGCGGTTACCGCCCCTTCAACGAGGCGGACAAGCCCGAGGGATTTGCCATCCGTGACGTGGGCATGACGCTGGAGATAGAATACAGCACGGCCAACGTGACGGATACGGATGCCGAGCTGATCACCTGCCTGGGGCAGCTGGACAACGGCAACCGGTACGGGCTGATTGTGACTCCGGAAGAGGCCAAGTTCCTGACCGGTGTGGTGACCGAGGCGATGGATGCCGGACAGATGCTGCGCTATGAAGACTCGGTGGGTACCAAGTTCCAGCCGGGTACGAATATCCGCATTACCTACGTGTTCTATCCGAACGTGCAGACCAACGAACAGCGCACGCTGATCGGTTTCTATGTGAACGGTGAAGAGTCGGCTGCTTCCAAGTGGCTCGACAAGGTGAATTTTGACATTCAGAGCCAGTTGGAATTTAAGTCGGCGGGTGCCGACCTGAACGTGAAGAGCGTGCGTATCTATAACAAGGCGCTGACCTCGGACGAGGTGCTGAACAACTACATCGTGGACCGCAACCACCTGGAGGATGCCGACGGGGAACCGGGCGTGCGCTCACTGGATGAGGACAACCGCGTGCTGAATGAAGGAGATACGGTGAGCATGGAGAAGCTGATGGGGCTGATGAAGAAGCGCCGGAACTCGATCCTGGTACTGATAGGCACGGGCAGCGTGGGCAGTGAGGTTCCGAGCGACAGCGACACGCTGAACGTGGTGGATGCACTGGCCCAGCTGAACGACAAGAAGGCCAACAAACTGGTAAGGGAGGTCCGTTTCTATAACGGAGAGGACAGGACGCTTGACTTTATCCTTACCAACGTATATGTCCGTATTCAGGGTACTTCTTCCGTGAACTATGCCAGAAAGAACTTCCGTTTCTACTTCCAGAAGACGGCAAGCGGCTGGACGGTTACATTGAGCTACGGGGAGATTGACGGAAACGGCAGGCAGAAGAATCCGGTGGTAACTACCGGCAAAAAAAATCTCTTCAAGTTACGCAGGAACTCGGTAGGCGCGAAGCTGGCATGTTCCAAATGCGACTTCTCGGACTCGTCCATGACCACCAATACCGGAGGTGCGAAGCTTATCAATGACGGACTGAAAGAGATGGGGCTGCTTACGCCTGCCCAGCGTTACGCCAAAGACCATGGGCTGAAGGACGATTACCGTTCGGCCATCGACGGCCTGCCGTGCGACCTGTTCGTAGCGAAGAGTGCCGACGAAGACCTGACCTATTACGGCCAGTACAACATGAACAACGAGAAGAGCGACAGCTACCCCATCTTCGGGCAGGATGAGACCATCGGCGGCGAGAAATGGGGCGAGGGCGACACGCTGAACTACCTGGAAGCCGACGAGGAAGGACACAAGCAGTACCTGCCCGTCTGCTTCGAGACGCTGAACAACTCCAATCCGCTGTGCCTGTTCCACTGGTTGCCGAGTACCGAACCGGAGCATAAGGATTTCATGGACTACAACTTTGACGGAGGACTGGAATTTAATCATCCGAAAGATACCTTCTGGTCGGACGGAGGCGGTGACGCGGAGGAAGAACCGAACCTGAAAGACCACCTCGGTACCGGTGACAAGTACGACAAGATGTACAAGGCCACCGACCGCATGATGAGTTTCGTCTACCGGTGCGTAAAGGAAACGCCTGCGGGCAGGAACATGGTTTACAGCACGGAATCCCATTCGTTCGAGGGGGTGGACTATGAGGACGACGGCGACAAGTTCCCTACCGCCAAGTGGCAGAGCGATACGTTCAGGAAAGAGGCATCGAAGTATTTCGACCTTCCCCACCTGATTGCCTACTATCTGTACGTGCAGTTCAACCTCGGCGTGGACCAGCTTGCGAAGAACATGCTTATCCGCACATGGGACGGTGTGAAATGGTCGATTGACTATTATGACGGCGACTGCCAGCTCGGTTCTGACAACAAGTCGTTCCTGACCGGGAAGTATGACGACAACCGCCAGACGAAGCGCGACGGGGCTTATGTGATGCAGGGTCATAACTCGTGGCTGTGGAACCTCATCGTGGCCAATTGCTGGGACATGATTGTGGAGATTATGGTGAGCGGATGGAACGGGGGCGCAAGCTTCATGAGTGCCTTCAGTATCCAGAAAGCCATTGACCATTTCGATACCGAACAGATGAAGAAGTGGTGCTCGCGCCTCTATAACAAGTCCGGCATCTTCAAATACATCTATCCGTTCCTGAACGAAATGCCGGTGGGTGCGGACGGAGCCAAACAGACCTATCCGCAAATCTACGGTCTGAAGGGTTCGTTGAAAGCACACCGGAACTACTTCATCCAACGCCGGTATGACCTGAAGCAGGTGGAGTACGGCTATGTATCCACGCTGGGTGCCCAGTTCTACCAGAGTACGGCATCGCTGGACAAGGCCTACACGCTGAAACCGATGCAGTACCGTCTGACCATTCCGTACCGTGTGCAGCTTTCCACCAGCAACGGCGTGCAGGCCGACAGCGGCGTGGTGGATGCGGACGTGCTCCACTCGTTGCAGCTGACCCGTGCCTTCGGTGAAAATGACCCGTTGAAGATCATCGGTGCGGCGAAAGTCAAGGAACTGGTTTGGCATGAGGATGCGTTCGCAATCGGCTTCAACTTCGGTCTGCTGACCTCACTGGTAAAACTCGACATGAGCGTGGAGAAAGCCAGCGGTTACCGGAATGGCTCGTTCATGGCTTCGACGAACGGCATGCTGCTTCTGGAAGAAGTGAACATACGGAACAACCGGCTGGCCCGGAACGGGGACAACGGCAATGTGGCTACTTTGGACTTGAGCTGGCAGGGCCGCCTGAAGAAACTGGACGTGAGGGGTACGGGGCTGACCCGTGTGAAACTGGCCACCGGTGCGCCCGTTGTGCAGTTATGCCTGCCGGACACGATTGAGGAACTGTTCCTGGAATATCTGACCAAGCTGTCCGACAGTGGCCTGATACTGGAAGGCATCAATAATGTGCGGGGCTACCGCTACACCAACTGCCCCGGCATCGACGGGTTCGCTATGCTGGAACGCCTTCACCAGGCCAGACTGAACGGCAGCGGCAAGCTGGAACGCTTCGTGCTGGAGATAGACCGGGAAGACGACGGAACCCTGCTGAAGAAGTATTACGACTACGGAACGTATACGCAGACGGGTGCCGTGGATGACCGGCATTCGGGACTGAGGGGCAAGCTGACCCTGACGAAGTATCTGGCCGATGAGGAACTGGAGAAGTATGCCGCCCGTTATCCGGAACTGACCATCAAGCAGCCGCCCTATACGATGATTGAGTTTGACGACAGTGTGGCCGACGATGCCAATGTTTCGAACCTGGACAACAAGACGGGGTACAAATTCGGCAATACGTACAAAATGAGCGGGCATGTGAATGCCATCCTGTCCAAGCGCCACCGCGTATTGGCCAAGGTGACCAGGATGCCCACGAGCCGGAAGGTGGAGATAGCCGGGCAGCAGGTGGAAGTGAACAACCCGGACGGGGAGATGACCTATTTCCCCCTGCATGACGAAAGCTCGAACTTCTATGCCGATGCGGAGGATATGAACGATTGCACGGTGGCGAAGCTGGACGGCAGCGAGGGAGACTGGATGATGTATGAGCCGTTTTACTGGAGCAAAGGCATCAACGATTATTTGAACAACAAGAAGTACGCCTGCTACAGCAGTTATCCGGAGGACGAAATGCCCCCGATTCCGGACGCGACGGTACTGACACTGGATGCCATCAAGGAGACACAGGGCGGCTGGCTGGGTGAACGCAAGATCATGAGCGGCAAGCCCACGCTGATGGAATCCTATACGACGGACAAGGCTTATTCCGTGTGCAAAGTGGACGTGTCGGGTTACAGACGTGTCCGCTTCCCGAGCGTTCCAGGAACAGGGCTTATCGGCAGTGTGTTTGCTGATGCGGAGGGAAACATCCTGAAGAGTATTGTGGTGCCGACCATCGGCTTGAAATTTGAAGCCGGCATGTATCTGATAGCAGACGTTCCGGAACGTGCTACAGCCCTGCATTTCTCCATTCTGAACACGGCAGAGTTTGACTGCGTGGTGCTGAGCAACAGCGACAAGATAGAGGACATGGAACCGGATTGGGTGGCCAATGAGGAACATCTGTGTGCCGTTGTGGGCAGTTCTGTAGTGGGCAGCAAGTTGCGTGCCTGCATAACCGGAGCTTCGACCACGGCAAGCATGACATGGACGGACTTCCACTATTACAGCCAGCAGCGTGGCATGCAGCAGATAGATGCCCTGATGCACAGCCGCATCGCGAACCTGAGCTATGCAAAGTACGGGCGTAGGGACATGCAGGAACAATGCGGTGCCGGTCAGCATAACAATAACCGGACAACGGGTGGAACGGCCGACCATGGAATGACAGACACCATCGGCTATGACGAAGCGTATGTCATCAACAACAAAATCACGAATTCGCTGATTGACGGCTTGGTGCATCAGTATGCCTGGTATAAGAGCCGGGACGAATACGGACAGGCGACCGTGGTGCAGGTGAACAATATCTGCTGCCTGGGCTACGAGGACATCTACGGCAACAAGTATGACATGATGGACGGCGTGGATCTGCCGAATGACAGCGGCAACCAGGGCAAATGGCGCATCTGGATGCCTGACGGCAGTATCCGTATGGTACAGGGCAAGAAGGACAGCGGTCAGTGGATTACAGGCGTGGCGCACGGCAAGTATATGGACATGGTTCCGGTAGGTAATTTGAACGGATCATCTTCCACCTACTATACCGACATGTACTGGATAAGCACCGCTACAGTCCGTGTGGTCTATCGCGGGTACAACAGTGCGAGTGCGGATGGCGGTGTGTCGGATGCGGGTGCGGTTTACGATGCTTCGGGTGCGGGTGCGTATGGCGGTGTGTCGTATGCGAGTGCGAGTAACGATGCTTCGAGTACGTATGCGAGTGTCGGCTCGCGTCTGGCCTTCCGCGGCAAAATCGTCCGGGCGCAAAGCGTGGCAGCGTACAAGGCGATACGCGAGGTGGCGTAAGCGCAAAGCGCCAAAGCGTGGAGCGAAGCGACTAAAACGAAAGAACGGGATTCGGATGGTTTCCGAATTCCATTAAAAAGGTATTCAAATCCGGGCGAAGCCGGTCGAAAAAATAGAATTTTGAGGTATATGAAAAAGATTATCGCATTTTTAAAAATGAGTAACCGTTACAAGCATCTTATCGGTGGTTTGATGGTAGGTCTATTGGGATTTACTCCTTGGACGGCCTTTTATGCTGCGGCCATTGCAGCTTCCTGTCTGGAACTGAAAGATACTCTTCGGGGAAGTCCTTGGGACTGGATTGATTGGGGGCTCACCGTCGCGGGTGGCAGTATATCCGTTTTATTTTGGATGATAGTGTAATTCGTTTATCTGTTTTGCCTGTTAAATCAGTAACTTTGCAAGCGGTAGAGTTCCCCAATAGTCCGTGTGGTCTATCGCGGGTACAACAATGCGAATGCGAATGGCGGTGTGTCGAATGCGAATGCGAATAACGATGCTTCGAATACGAATGCGAATGTCGGCTCGCGTCTGGAAATCTAACAAATCGGCGTACAGCAGCGGGGACGTGTCCCCGAAGCGGTGCCGAGGGGAGCAAGCCACAGCAACAGCACCAGAAAAGGTGGAAAGCTGAAAAATCACGCGTCGGGTGGAGTTTGGTAGGCTGTTATCAGTTCGAAGAAGTCAGACCCGGGGAAAGGAAGGCCCTCATCTTCCATGTTTATTAACCAATAGCTTATGCGCAGGGAAGGATATATTATCGAGGAAATCATCGAATACTCCAATATGTCGGAGGCATTCGATTCGGTACTTCGCGGAACCGATCGTAAGAGGTCAAGGCAGGGACGATTCCTGCTTGCCCATAGGGAGAAGATTATCACCGAACTGACGGCTTCCATTGCGGACGGCTCATTCCGGCTGGGCGGCTACCATGAGAGGGAAATTGAAGAATACGGTAAAAAACGTATTTTGCAGATCCTGTCCATGAAAGACCGCATCGCTGTGTTTGCCATCATGAATGTGGTGGACCGCCACCTGCAAAAACGTTATATCCGGACAACCGGTGCAAGCATCAAAAGGCGCGGTACTCATGACCTGATGAACTGCATACGTACCGATTTGCAAAAAAATCCGGAAGGCACGCTTTACGCATACAAATTTGACATCCGGAGGTTTTATGACAATGCGCGGCAGGACTTTGTTATGTGGTGCTTCCGGAGGGTGTTCAAGGACAAAAGGCTGTTGGTCTTGTTGGAGCGGTTTGTTAAGCTGCTGCCGGAAGGTATCAGTTTCGGACTGCGCAGTTCACAAGGGGCAGGAAATCTGCTTCTGTCTGTATTTTTAGACCACTATCTGAAGGATAAGTACGGGGTTCGTTATTACTATCGCTATTGCGATGACGGACTGGTACTCGGTAAAACGAAAGCGGAATTGTGGAAGATTCGTGATGCTGTTCACGGGCAAATGGGAAAAATAGACTTGGAAATAAAGCCGAATGAACGGGTGTTCCCTGTGGAAGAAGGCATTGATTTCCTTGGCTATGTTATCCGTCCCGACTATGTAAGATTGCGGAAACGCATCAAACAGAAGTTTGCCCGGAAAATGCACGAGGTAAAATCGAGAAAAAGACGGCGGGAACTGATTGCCAGTTTCTACGGCATGACGAAGCACGCCGACTGTAATAAGTTGTTTAAAAAATTAACAGGCAAAGAAATGAGAAGTTTTAAAGACTTGAATGTCGCTTACAAGCCGGAAGACGGTAAAAAGCGATTCCCCGGAGTGGTGGTAAGCATCCGGGAACTGGTAAACTTACCCATTGTAGTGAAGGACTTTGAGACCGGTATCAAAACCGAGCAGGGAGAAGACCGCTGTATTGTGGCCATCGAAGTGAACGGCGAGGCAAAGAAGTTCTTCACCAACAGCGAGGAAATGAAGAATATTCTCGCACAAGTAAAGGAAATGCCGGATGGTTTCCCGTTTGAAACGACCATCAAGACAGAGACATTCGGCAAAGGTAGAACCAAATACGTGTTTACATGAGAAGAGTTGAAGGAAGTTCCGGGGTTTCGCTGATGGAATGCACGAACCCGGTTAAAGACAAATGGCGCATCCGATGGGATGTGCAGGAAAAAGAGAACGGCTCTGCCTCCTACATGGAAGAGGAGTTCGGGCATAAGCCTACTGATGAGGAAATCCACACATTGGTTATGTCCTGGTATAACAGCCAGACTGATGCGGCTATCCTATCCGGATTCGCCTATAATGGTGCCCATGTATGGCTTTCTGTGGAGAACCAGTACAACTATAAGGCAGCATACGATTTGGCCGTTCAGACGGGCGGAGAAACCCTGCCAGTGACGTTTAAGTTTGGTTCGGATGAACAACCGGAATACCATACTTTTACTCAGTTAGAAGAACTGAAAGATTTCTATACAAAAGCAGTAGGATTCATTCAGACAGTTCTGGCTGAAGGCTGGGAAAAAAAGGACAAGTTCAATTTGGAATTATATCGGATTGAGTGATTGACAATCCCTTCGGGGGAGGGATAAAAAAAGCCCCCGGCCTGTTAATATAGACGCCAATCATTTATTAACACAAAACGCCACGAGAGTGCGCGACCGGGGGCAATGCCCTCTGCCG